TACTACGACCTACTATGGTTCAAATACTATCAGTTCTAATAATGCTACTGCTTTTACTATTACTGCTGGAACTTCTTCTTCTCAACCATTAAATCTCAATTGTAGTTCTTTGGTTATTAATGGAACAACATATGCTATTCCTCGTCCAATATTTTATGGTAGTGGTTCTAATGGATTTAGTTTAAGCGGTGGTAGTTTTCAAAATCAAGGAGCAATTTACACTTTTCAAACTGGACTTACTGCTAATACGGCGTATATAATGAGTGTTAATTTTATTGTATATACAAATGTTTATCAAAACGATGGTGCGATGTATGTAGATTTTAATAATTCTAATGGAACTTATCAACCAACAACATATTCCGCATCAAGACCAGTCGCTCAAACTGGGAGTGGTTCAACTTTTAATAGTGGTGCGAGTGGAACATCTCAATTTGTTTTTAATGATTGGGTTAATTTTACAACAGACAGCAACTCTCAACTTATAATGGAGTTTTATTTGGGTTCGAGTAGTGGTTGGAATGGAAATTACTATTGGTCTATGTTTGCGAATATTATATCACCTTAAAATCTTACCCTATATAAATGGGTTGTTTTACAAGATTTATTGACTGGTTGAATATGCGAAATATTCCTAAAAGCGAAAGGTCTATGATGAGCGACCTTGCGAAATTAACTGACAATTTGGTTGAAAAATAAAATATTATAATGGTATATTATAATATGTTAAGTGAAGTCTTTTGGGTTGCTTTTATAACTACTTTAAGCGGTTGTATTCTTAAATTGGCGAGTATGATGTATAAATCCAAATGTAAAGAGTTTGAGATTTGTTGTCTTAAAGTAAAACGGGATATTGACGCAGAAGTATTAGAAGGAGATATAGAATTGACCGAAAATGAAAATAAAAAATAATGCTTAATTATATACGAATGATTGCCGATACAAAACTGTATGACCGAGTTAAGCAAGAGGCGGATATGGTATTCGAAAAACCTTCCGCATATAAATCGGGTTGGATTGTAAAGACATATAAACAACGAGGCGGTGAATATGTGGGAGATAAACCAATCGACAAAGGAATTGGAAGATGGTTCAAAGAGGAATGGAAAGATATTGCTGGGTTAGATTATCCTGTATTTCGACCAACTAAGCGAATAACAAAAGATACTCCGCTTACTCCTGACGAAATAAAACCGAGTAATTTACGCAAACAGATTTTACTGAAACAAGAAATACAAGGAGAGCAAAACTTACCGCCTTTCGAGGGAAAGGGTTTGCGAGATTTCAGCGACCCTGATAAAGCATATAAAAAATTAAAAGATTACGCACCTGAACTTGATTTATTTTTAAGCGACAAAAAAAACAAAAAATATTTTATAATAAACCCAAAAACTAATAAGAAGGTTTATTTCGGGTCTATGGGATACGAAGACCATACGAAACATAATGACCCCATTAGAAGAAATAATTATTTGCGTAGGAGTGCGAATATAAAGGGGGATTGGAAAGAGGACAAATACTCTCCAAACAATTTAGCGAGGAATGTATTATGGTAATATGGAATATTATATAATGTAAGTATATAATATGCCGAAGTTTGTAAAAGGAAGTCAAGAAGCAAAAGATTTTATGGCGAAGATTAGAGGTTCGAAAGGAAAACCAAAAGACCCAAATGCTCCACCAAAAAAACTAACAAAGAAACAACAACAAAAAGCGTTGGCGGAAAGTGCTATGGTAAAGATACAGCAAGTAGGCGAAGATGAAATGATTGTCCCGCAATTTTTCGCTAAGAAATTAGCACCAAGTAAAAAGAAAGCGGTTCGTTTTCGTTTAGTTAATCCAATTACACAAGAGCGTCATTTGGCGACAAGAAGCGGACAAACCGTTGTAAAGATTAGCAGAAGACCGACCGCCGAAACGCTTATAATTGGCGACGACCCGACACCTATCCCGCTCTCAGCATTTAGTCGAGCAGACCAAGAAAAGGTAAAAGAACAATTTAAAGCGATTTCTGTTAATAGCAGTACAGAACCAAATGAATTGCCGAAAATACCATTCGCTACACCAAAATCAAGAGGGCGACCTACAAAGTTGCCGAAAAATATCGAATGGTTCAAAGAAAACGCCCAATCAATAAAAAAAGCAAAACAGGAAAAACTTGCTTTAAAACAAGCGAAGGATGCCGAGAAAGCGAAAAAGAAACAAAAGAAACCGCCCGAACCTGAACCTAACATAAAACTCAATATTGTCGAACCCGACGAACCCGACGAACCCGATACACCACCAACCGCACCTGAAAATATTGTTCTCCCTGAACCTATGAAACCTGCGACAACCGCCGATATAAAGGACTTGAAAAAAAGAATGGACGAAATGGTAAAAATTGGGACGGAACAGGGTTTAGATTTTTTCGCTCCATATAATTTTTTCTTTAATCTTATTTTTGCTGGTTTATTACTTAAATATGGAAACAAATGCTTTTGGGACAGCAATCTTGCGAGTGGTCGAAATGTTTGGACTGGAATATCATCGGGATTAACTGTTGTTTTTACTAACGAAAATATGAATAAAGTCGAAGAATTAACACCAATATTTAAAGATAGTTTTGTAAAAGCATTTGGAGAACATATACAGGGTTGTATAAAAAGAGGCGAAGAAGTAATAGTCTTACCACTTACACTAAGAGGATATACAAAAGAAATGGCGAAAGATAGTGTTGGAAACAAAAGTGTAAATTATAAATCGACAAAATCGGGACACGCTAATATGATTGTATTTAGACCAAAACAAGGAATAGTAGAAAGATTTGAACCTCACGGGTCGAAATCGGGGTTCAGTGAAGGTATAACTGCGGAAGGCGAAATTACTATCAATAAAGTCCTTAAAACATTTTGGGAAAAAGATATGAAAAAATATCTCGGGGCAATTCGCTTTGTTCCGCCTATTGATATATGCCCGACAAAATATCCAAAGTCAGCAGGGTTTCAGTCAATTCAATCGCAAATTGGAGCAGACATTTTTGGAAACAAATATGCTGGATTTTGTGGAATGTGGTCTGTATTTTTTGCCGAAATGGTTATTACAAACCCCGAAAAATCAAGCGACCAACTTATTACAGAAGCGTTGGATATTTCGCAAGAAGACCCCGAATATATGCTACAACTTATTAAGGGTTATACTCGATTGGGTGAGGTAATGCTTAGCGAAATATATGATAATGTTGGAGTTAAAGGTTGGAAGTTTAAATTAGAAGCGATTGATAGAAATGACCCGACATATACAGGATTACTATACTCGACGAGTTTAGATGTAAGAAAAAAACTGGGAGAATATTTGCGACAGACATTTACCGAAATTAATTCAAGAACTGGCGACGCAATCGACCAACCTAAAAAACCCGACGCACCAAAAACAGCATCGAAATATGGCGTAATAGAAGAAGCATTTAAAGGTGGGGTTGAACTCGACAAATACAAAAGGAGTTTAAAATCAATAAAAATGTCTAAGACTACGCTCGATGAATTATACAACCTTAATACAGACGAAGCATTTAGAAAAATTATAAGCGATAGAAATAAATTAAATAATGCGACAAAAGAAGAAATCGACGATGATAAATACAGAATTATTGCGTTATATTTAACCAAAGACGGTGTAAAAAATTATGGGTTAGGTAGTCGAGCGATGGCGAGGGAAATATCTATGAAGTTCGGTAGTAATAAACGAGCAGGTGTAGTATATAAGAGAGCGAACGATATATTAAACGAAACTATGGGTAAGGGTATTATCGACGACCTTCGCAATACATTTACGAGAGGTGCGACAGCGGTTAAGAGCGGGGTAAAATCGGGTATAGAAACTATAAAACGGGGTTATGATGATGCTAAGGATTTTGCGAGCGTCGTTGTGAGTGGAAGAAAAGATTATCAACCAAAAGGTAGAGCAATCCTTAAAAAATACGGAGGCGAAATGATAAAGTCAATAGAAATTGGTCGAGACCCCGTTTTACCAGCACTTAAAGGTGTATTGAACGCTGTAAGTGGAGGCGAGTTTGGTAAGCGAGTAATGAAAGCAGACTACGACGACCTTTTCCATTTGTTCTCCGTTTTAACACTCGAAAGCGGTAAGAAGATTATGACTGAGAAAAATGAGGTTATTATCATAAGCGAAAGCATACCAGCGAGGGGTGAAAAGGCGGAATATCGAATGATTACAAATCTCCCGTCAATCACTATGGAACAACTTTTTAGCAATAATAAAACCAAAATGGGTCAAAAGTATTATACCTATTCAGCGAAGGACAACAACTGTCAAGATTACTTGCTGAGTATGTTAAAATCGTCTTCTATTGGTACAGAGGAAGACTACAAGTTTATCAAGCAAGACACTAAGCAATTATTCGAGGGTATGCCGTATTTGCGTAAGTTCGCCAATAGTATTACAGGATTTGCTGGGAAATTAGATGTATTGATTTCGGGAAGAGGTTTCAGCGATAAAGAAACACAAGCGGAAGTAGAAGATATTAAGGGAATGGGTTTAGCACAAAAAAAAATCTGTGTTAATTGTATAAAAGGAATGTGCGACCGATGCGAAATGTGTGGTGGTAGAATTAAAACCAAAGATGTCGAAAACTTTTTCAGGAACATTGGAAAGAAAGTAATCGGTAAAAAAGCAACCAAATCGGTTGAGAAGTTTGGAAGAGATGCTGGTGATTATATTACGGCAAAGAAGGGAGGTTTAGCAACGGATTTAATTGATTACGGCATTCCTGCTGCGACCGCTGCGACTGTCGGTGGTCTCGCTGGTCTTGCTACTGGTGGTCTTGGTGGCGTAGTTGGTTCCGCTGCGGGTTCAAAACTTGGTAAGGAAGTAATCGCTCCCGCACTTCATAAGGCGACGGGTGCTGGTGTAGGTGGTCGCTCTGCTTGGATTTCTCTTGTTAAGAAGGTCGCCAAAGATAAAGGCATTTCGTATAAGGAGGCATTATCGGTTGCGTCTGCTATGAGAAAAAAATAAGCGGAGGTTCGATAGACCCTCCTCAAAAAACTATTATAAAAGAATTGCCGAGCGATTTTAAGGGGTCGGGGTATTGTTATTTTTAATGGCGTAAAGTAGCAAAGTGGTGCGTCTTTTTCGAAACTAATTCATTCAGTTATTTTCGAAATATATATAAACAGGGTTTTCAAAATCTCTAAGGCAAGTTTCAAAAACAACGCCCCACTTTACGGGTTTCCGTCTTTTTATTATTTTCGTTCTTAATTATATAGTATGGCGAGTAGTAATATGACCTTAGAACATATGCGAAAACTCTTTGCGGGTTTAGCAGATGATAGGAAGCGTAAAAAAATAAGTCCTTCCATTTTAAAACGAGTATTTAATGAAGTCGATAAGATAAGCAGAATACAATACAAAAAGAAAGAATATAAAGATATATATTGGGGAGAAAACCCGAACAGAGGCGAAAGTTTAATCATAGACCTTCCGCATATTGAATTGGAAAACATTTCACCAGTTCCCGAGGATTTCATAAACACCGCTGTTTTTTATGACGAAAAAAAGATTAAACAACAAAAAATGAAATATGTAGATGAAAGTTGCGTCATAACATACAAAGGCGAAATTATGATTGTATATATAACCGAAAAAACCGACAAGGCAATATCAAAGGCGACTGAACGCATAGAGGCATTAGTTCCCAAGTTTGTAGAATATTACCCCGTAAAACAAGACACATTTTACACACCATTTAAATTAACAAAATCGAATGCGAGTAAAAAAGAAAAAGATGAAGCGAATAAGTTTAAGCGGGAAAACTTGGCGACTGCTCGATATACGGGTAAAAATTGGATGGACGGAATGATAAGATATTTTCAGGGTATGAAAAACAAACAGGGTGGGACTATGATTACATATCAACCGAGAAAACCCGAAGCGGACGACGACGACGATTTTTTGTTTGATTTGGTTTATACATATTCCGCTCTATATGAGTTGGAGAAACGATACACTCCTGATATTGCGAAATATCGATTAGAACTTGCGAAAAAAGCGGAATATGTCGGAGCGTTTCCAAATGTCCCACTCGAACGCCATTGTGCGACGGGCGTTGGAGCATCGCTCAATTTCGCATCGGCAATACATAATGATAGTGGTATAAGCGGATTAAGCGAAACTATCATTTGGAACTTACCTGAGGAAGGAAAAAAACAATATTTTATAAGTCCTACAATTAAGTTGGTTTTTGACCTTACGAAGCATAAGGCGATTATTTTTCAACCGCCAAAAATACCGCACAGCACAGTTTCGACAGGAGACCATCAAGGAATAGGATTGGTGAATATTTCCAAGGCGAACCTATTGGCGGACACAGATTTAAATAAAAAATGGTTTTCTATATGGAGAGGTAGTTTTAGGTAAAAATATATACAAATATATATAATGGTAAAGAGCGACATTCCTGTTTCACAGATTTTTCTAACATTAAAAGAAGGTGTAAAAATTAGTAATTTTCCTATCTATGTTAGAGGTGGGACTATGTTTAATCGAATAACAAATAAATACACCCTATTTGACGACAAAAAAGCGGACGCATTAATGAAGAAATATCCCGAGTTCTATAATATGTGGAAATCTGTACGCTTTCCTATTATGCGAGTTGATATTGTTAGATTTATCATTTTGTATCATTTTGGCGGATTTATATGCGACTTAGATGTGTTCCCTGTAAATAAAAACCTGAACGAAGTGATACGAGGAAACGAAGATAAGTTTATAATTTTCACACCCGTCGATAGTTTCAACTATGAGGTTTTATACTCACCGCCGAAAAATGAAATAATGTTGGAGTTTGTGAGGTTCATAAAAGAACAAATAAACGAAAAGGGTAAAATGAAAATATATGATACTTGGAAAGGTAGGTTTGTATTACAAACGACAGGACCGAAAAGTTTTAAGCGGTTTTTGGATAAGAACCATAAAAACGACGCAAACATAAAACGCATACCAATTCTATCGATTTATGATGCGACAACAGCGAGAAAGTTTTTAAGCGAGTATCGAAAGTATCCATTTGTTTCTATGGCGACGAGCGAATGGTTAAAATTGTCGGGAATGAAAGAGATATACGGCACTAAAAAAGAAGTTCGGGACGAAATCCTTGATGATTTGTATAAAGTATTAGATAAAAGTTAAGCGTTTATCATAAATAATACGATTTTTAACTTAAAAATCATATTATTCTTATTAAATGATTAAATAAATTAATTTATTTAACAGTTTAACAAGTTTTAACCAGTTTTTAACTTAATTTTCAGTTAATTCTATATATAATCTTAATTTTGGTCTAAATGCGGTCTGTTATATACTAACAATTTGTATAAAAGGATTTAGGCGTTTTAACATATAAAGGCAATTTTTATATAATACTATAATATAAATGGAAGAAGACCCCCGCCCCTATTTCGCCGACCGCCAATCCGCTATTAAACGCTTACCCGTTAAACCCGCTCTCAACCCTCCCGCTTTCCCTCACCAAATCCCCGCTTATCGTAAGCGAGATTTATCGAGTGTTGTTGATAGGTGTGGCGTTGAAGTTGTCGGGCAAATATCTTGTAATATATTACGCCGTAAAGGCATACGAGGAAAGTCAGTTCAGCAATTATACGACGCTTGCGTAATGAACGGAAAATGGTCTGTGAAAAAAATGACCCCTAAGATTTACTACTGCGAAATCCTGATGAAACTTTAAATAATATCAAATAATTTTTTCGATTATGATATTATTTTTTTACATATGTGTCGAGCATACCAGCAGACGAACCCATATCCTCCATAGTATTCGAAACCGCATTCTTAGTCCCGATTGTGTCTCCAAACTTGTCGGTCAAATATGTATGGCGTAATTGATTGACGCTGACCTTCTTATCAAATACTTTATTGAGGCGTTGGTTTAACTTGACGCTCGATAATGGGTTCAAATTACTATCGAAAAATAAAAAGTCTGTCGGGTTTATCGAAATCCATTTCTTTAAAATATTACGCAACTGGGTTGGTATTTCTAAATCCTGAGTGCCGTATGTCTTAGCAGTCTTGAATGAGTTGAAAATCATTTTGTTTTTGTCTAAAAAATTGTCTTTGGTTTTATCTATCGATTTTATTTTGAAATCGCAGAAATCCTTGCTACGCCTTGGAGGGACATAAATGCCTCCTAAAACGCTCAATAGGACGTAGTTTTGTATTTCTTGTAGGTCGCTTATTGTGTGAGTTTTCTTCTTGTATAGCAAATCAGCATTACGCTTCAACCCATCGTATAATTCCCTGACCTGTTGTGTGCCTACCCAACTTTCCTCTTGTTCGTCAGTTTTAATTTGTTTCGATATTTCCTTGTTGTATGCTTTAACATCTTCCGCCATTAAATCTCTGTACGCCTTTTTATCGGTGATAATTACCAACGCCGAAAGAATGGTTTTTCGTTTGTTCGGTGCTACATCTTTTAAGAATGTAATAACCTTATCGCTATTTTCGAACTTGGAAAGGTCATAGTCTTCGTCAGCAAAAACCTTCTTGTAAAGATTTTTCAAAATAGATGTATAAGTCGTTATAGAACTATCACTAAGAGTTGCTCTTTTGTCGGCGATATATTTGCGTATCTTATCCATTATATAATTAACCAATATAATATTTAGACCTAAATAATATATTCCCTAAATTAAGGAGGCGTTTAATTTAGGAGATTTTTATATAGTTATAATGTATAAATGGAAATCCGCAGTTTAGCAAATGACTTAAAGTTCGGTGAAGCAAAAGAAACCGATACTATTTCACTTATCAAGCAATATTGGATAGACGAGAGCGTCTTAAATACAAAGGAGAAATACAACAATCGGTTTTGTCTATTCGATTATGAGAGCGACGATGGGACTACTTGGGAACTAAAATCTCGACGCTGTTCTAAAACCGCTTACCCTACTACGATTATACCTTCTCATAAAATACGGGAAACCAATTCTCGACAGATTTTTATGTTTAATTTTACAGATTGCTCGTCATATATCAATTACGACCCCGACAGATTTGCTAAATATAATCGCAAAATGGTAAGGTGTTTTAGGTCAGGTGCTTCTTCCAAACCTGTCGAACATATTGAAATACCAATCGAGGACTTGACCGATATGTAATTTAATTTTTATATTAACAAATAATATATAAATTGTTTAAATGTATTAAAGGCAACACCTATTCTATACTATAATATAATGACGACTACCGCCAACCCCGACCCCCGCAAGTGCTTTCTTAGAAACGGCAAATATGTTGAACTCGTAAGAGGTAAGCGTAATATATGCCGAGATGTTTATGGTGTGATTATTCACAAGGGCGAAGATACTCACTGCGATTATGGATACAGTGTAAAGAATTATGACCCGTATTATGACGAGCGAAATATCGACGGTGAAAGTGTTTCATTCTTTTACAATAAAGCGGATTTTGATTTGGCGAGGGATTTGTTGGATTTCTCGCCATCATACAAGCGAAGAAAATGGGACAACAAAGAGTTTCAGGAATTATGCGGTGATAAATTGCCGATATATTTAAAGACCCATACCTATATGAAGGAGGGTTGGATTTATCTCGAAAGAGGTGTAGGTGTTAATTATTTGTTAAATGTTGATGTTGAGCGAGAAGACGGAAACCCGTAAAGTGGTGCGTCTTTTTTGAAACTTTTTTATGAGAACTTTTCATAAAAAAGCATATTGAGTTGTTTTAAAATCCCTTAGGATTGTTTCTAAAACAACGCCCCAGTTTGCTACTTCCCGCCCTGTATAGAAATCTTAGTCAAATCGATTGGTTGCGTATTTTCCTCGATAATGCGACCAATTCCGTCGCCATAAACATCTATTTCCTTACGCAACTTTGGGTCGGCACTTTGGAAAAATTGTTTAAGTATATATTCGTTTTTTTTAAAATCAACTTGCTTATTAAGGTCGTCGAAAAAAGACAGAAATGTGTCTGTATCATCGTATAGGTTTTTTGTTCGCTTTGGGAATGCGTTAATATAATGTAAGAATGCTAAACAATACCAACCACAGGCGTTCGACATAAGCGACTGTACGTCCTTCGTATTATGTGGAAATTGCCGTCCAATTGTTCCAATCGTTTTATTGAAAACCTTTTTTACTTCCTCGGGTGCCCCTATTCCATACGGGTCGAAAAAAATTGCCTCAACAAGGTCATTTGGATATTTATTTACTTGTAGGCAAGTCCAATGCGACCCCTGATTGAGTGTTCCGTCCGTATTATATTCGTCGTCCAAATTAATAAAATACGATTTATTGAACTCGAACTTCCTTGGTAAGTCATTTTTAAATATGATATTCGCTAATGGGATACTCATTCTTTTCGACAAATCTCTAATTTGCGTATTAGTCAGCATATTATATAATTAATATAGAAATTAATTTTATAATAAATAAACGATTTGCCCTAAAATGTTTTCTATTTCAATTGAAATTGAACGGGAAGGGTGTGTCTCCACTGAAAGTTTGCTCCGTATGGTTGTGATTGTAAAGCGGGAGGCATCGCACCGACAGCACCACCGACCATAGCACCACCTAATCCAACCGAACCCGCCTGTCTTCGAATACCTCTTTCACCGCCAACGCCTAAACCAAGACCTCTTCCCGATGATAAATACAACCCGCTTCCCGCATACAAACCACTTCCTCTCACAGGGAAACCAAACATATCGTATCTTTGCTTTACGACTTCTGCCTCCGCCTTATCAGCGACCGCCTGAGCGATGGCGTTTCTATCCAACGCCCCCATATCAGTTCCAAGGCGACTATTTAGTTCTTCCAACGCCCTATCCTGAGCGACCCTTCCAACCATAGACCTCGCCTTTCTTGCTCTTGTTCCGCCAGCGTTGGACTGAAAGTAAGAGTCGGGATTGTCTAAATAGTCCAACCCGAGAGCAGACAAAGAGGCAACTCCACCTGGGATGTACGGGACGAGTGCTGGGTTAGACGCAGCAAGGGAAGCACCACCAGCAGTCAAAGCACCGATAAGTGCCGTTTTCGCAGCAGGTTTCAACTGGTCGCCAATTTTATACATCGCTTTCTTTAAACCCTTCTTTTCCAACCATCTATCGACCGCAGGACCGAAAATGCCCTGACCTTCCATTTCGGGGGCAACTTCTTTATTCGCCATAATTTCAGGCGGAGATAAAGCAAGTTCAGCACCCTTTCCCTTCCTAAATGTTTTCGTTAATGCGTTGTAAGTTTCGGGGGAAACAATTACACCAATACCTTCGCCTTTCATAGCAGGTTTAACTCGAACCCGATGACCGTTTCGCAATTTGGATAATTGCTTACCGCTCGCTGTAATATTTATGCGTTCCATTATACATATTACAAAGAAAAAAATAGGGGATATTCTTAACGAAAAATAACGCCTAAACTCTCGCACCCGTCAAAATATCAATTGAAACATCAACGCCATATTCAATAAAGCACCAAAGGTCAATAGGACGAGCAGAAGCATTTTGTCCGATAATTTGGACGGACTTGGGGACACTTTCCTCGACGGGAAGCATTCTCGACACATCAACATAGTAAAAACAATTGGACTGCTTGAAAGCGTAGAAGTCAATAAGACCTGAGGTAAGACCGTCAGTCATTCCACCATTAACGGCATTCTGTCCGTATAGTTGCTGGGAGAACTCCTCGAACGAATAACGCTGAGTATTGTAGAGCATATTTTGACCCGAAACGACCACATTGAAATTGGTAAGAGCAACCAAAGGAGCGGTTTGTCCGCAACCAGCAGGGTCATAAGGCGACTGATATTCGGGGCAAGGAAGTCCCAAATTACCAGCAGTAATAAACGGAACTAAAAGAACCGATTTCATAGAAGCAATACCGTTGGTAAGTAGAGAGTTAATTTGTCCCTGAGAGGCAATATTGGTAATTTGGTATTGGTAAATATCGGTATATTTGATTTGCTTAACAGGTGAGGATAGGTATGCTTGCTCGAATACAGGGTTGAAAGTATAAGCAGGGACATACAAATATAAGTTTCTGTAAGAACCTTGACCGACCGAGTTTCCAGCGACACTTGTAAGGGTGCTGTCTAAACAAGTTGCCCCGACAGACACATTTACCCTGATTGTTGTAGCAGCAGAAAAAACAGCATCACCTCCATTATTAGCACCAGTAGAAGAAATCATAAAAGGACAAACACCACCAACAGCGTTGGAAACAGAGGTAAGTCCCAATTCATCAAATCCCGCACCACCAATGGGGATTTCAGCAGTGGTGTTATTCAAGTTGAGAGTGAGTTTGAGGAAAGCACCCTTCAATAGGGGGCACATCATAAAGAACGAGTGAATGTGCTTCAAGTAAATCTGTGCGTTGATAGAGATTTGTAAAACGCCCTGTGCTCCCGCATTCACACCATTAACTTTGCGAGAAATGTATGACTGATATAGGGTTGTAGCAGACTGATTTGATAAAAATGTAGATTGGTCTGCTGTGCCTCTGCTTCCTTCTTCGTCATAGTTAATGTAGGTTTGACGATTTAAAAATCCTAAATTACCTCTCCCACTGCGACCGTTGCTAAATGCTGTTGAAACAATTATAGCACTTCCAGTGTCCGCATAATTGGTATTATTAGCAACACCTAAACCAACAACAGAGGCAGCATTGCTAAAAGTCCAACTATCGGGTGTATCGGGATAAAACCCAATCATAGAACCCTGTGTTGAGACATCCGCCCAAGACAACGAAGTCATAAGTTTAAAGGAGTTCCACATATTACAGAAAGGAGTCTGTTGGATTATAGTGGTGCCGTTGTAGTCCATAGTAATCGAGTGTATCATAGAACCATACCAATTTTTCATACCGACAAAAAAATCAGCAGAAGTTCCAGCAGTATCGGGGTCAAAAGCACCAGCGGACCCTTGGAGGATTGTGCCGACGGTGAGGGTCAAGGGCATAAGCAAATACGCCTCTCTAAAAGACATATACTTATTGGAGTTAGACAACTGAGAAGTGTCGATTACGGACTGATTTGATGAATACGAACCGTTTTGATTGTCGAGAATATTCAACCAATCCTTCTTGACGAAGACGTTGGGAGAACCTTCGATTTCCTGTGCGAGGTCAAAGACTAATTTATCGCTCATTTATTATATAATCTACGAAGATAAAAAAATATGATTTGCCCTAAATCATATTTTACTAAATGTCTAAATCTAAATTGAGAAGTTTATATTTTGACGAGGCGGTTTTTTACTTTCTTTTTTAATTACTAAACTCGAAATCTTTCCGCCAACTTTTGCTAAACTTGAAGAGACCCCCGACCCCCCGATGGTTCTTCCTGTTGTTGCTACATAATCGTCAATACTTTCATAACTGTTCTGTCCTCCTGAACCGCCGTCTAATAAAAAAGACCCAACTCCTCGCCCTCGAATAAATGGGTGTTTTTTACCTGCCCTAAATACAGCACCGCCACCCATCTTGGGTAAATACATCATATGCGTTCTTGCGACCATTATATACTATCTAAACATTTTTTCTCGTATTCCTTAGTCTTAATATGTTTGTATTAATCGTATTAATAAAAGAAAGTTGTTTCGAAACATTTTTTTCTCGTTCTTTGTCGCAACCCGTTTTTATATCGTTCAGTAAAGCAAACTGCTCTTTCTGTAAGTTGTCGAATATCCCGTTAAGATATTGCTCGGTAATTTGTGAGGGATTACTCATTTATATAATTAAGCAAGAAATTAATTTCCTAAATTATCCTGAAATCTCTTCCTTTTGGGCGATTACTAAGATAAAGGTCATTGCGGGGTCGTTTATGGTGATTGGTGCTAAATTAGACCCTAAAATAGTCATTCGCAGTTCATTATAGGTTCCATTAATCATTTTATTCCAAGCAAACTGAGGAGGTTTCTCACTTATAACTTCACCAACAGCAACATTTGGAACAATTGTGTAAATTATACCTGTTGGTTGTGAGTAATAATTATCAATATTACTAATATTAAGCAATACACTACTATTAGGTTGAACCTGAGGCGATGTTGTGCTAATATAGGAAAGTGTGCCGTTTGCGAGTTTGCTTACATATGGCGATACGGGCGGGACATATGCGTTGTTAAGATTTTGGTCTGTGGCGAAATTGACGACATATCCAAAAATCTTATTTATATTAGCGGGGAGTGTGATTATGGGATTGAATGTTGTTAGCGGAAATACCAAACCTGCGGGGTTAGACCAACCAGCGGGAAGAGCAAGAGGGACTAAAAATGTATTTATTTGGACTGCGTATCGGGAGGCATTTACAATAAACTCGGCATAATATACATTATCCCCTGTATTATCTACGAGATAGTGTCCGTTTTGTATCATAGTAAATTGTAGTAATTGATTAAGTGTGCTAATTTCATATAATCCGTTAGGAACATTAACCGTATAAGTGACGGCGGGACCCGCTCCACTTATCCAGTTATAAGTAAATATATTGTTATTTAATTCACTTGTAATATTAAACCAACTGTAAAACATAACAACCGACGATACTGCTAAATAAGCATCAGTTAGATTGACTGAGTTTGGGAAGCGATACACTAACTTATTATTCTGTCCGTCGGGAATTATATTGCCTTGATTGAGGATAATAGTTCTCATTATATATAATTATAAAGATAATAATATATTATTTTTTTGGTCTAAATTAAGAAAATGGTAAGCGAACAGGTTTGTTTATAGAGGGCGTTCCCTTATGAAACACTCGCTCACTGCGAACTCTACCACCTCGAACTCTACCGCCACACATACCGCTTCCGCTAAAACTATTCGTCGAAAGACCAAGATTTATTGGTGTTTGTGCTCCGCCGAAAAAGAATGGTTTTTGAAACGCCCCGCTTTCAGTTTGGACTCTAAACTTCGAGGGTGCGACAACTTTGGGAAAAAATCCTGTATCGGTCATTTATATATTTATAAGATATTAAAAACCC